CGAGCTGACCTGTACAAGATTGCAAAATACGCTATCAAGTTACACGATATGCTAAAAACAGTTAGTGAAGCTGAAGGTATTGAAGGTTGGCAACAATCAAAAATTACTAAAGCAGCAGATTACATTGGATCAGTATACCATGCTATGGATTACGACACAAAATTTGCAGAATCTAAAAGTACTAAAAATGTAATGAAGCGTTCTAAGACAATGACTGAAAAATCATACTTAGAATCAATGCAAGAAAAAGTAAACAAAACTTTAAAAAAAAAGTCTGAAGTAGCTTGTAGTGAGTGTGGCAACCCAAGTTATACTACACTCGACGAAGAAACAAGTAAAAAGAAAAAAGGCAGTCATGGTAAAGTATGCTGGAAAGGCTATCGGAGAGGTAAAGGCGATAGCTGTCACAGAGTAAAAGGTGATGCCTAACAAATTAAGGTGAGATACAATGAGAGTTTCTGAAGGTATATTTGACTGGTTCAAAAAGAAAGAAAAAACAATCGGCGATAGTCCCGAATACAAAGGCTGGCTAAAAATATACATGAAGAACAAAGACGTTGCAGCAATGCATAAGAACCATAAAGTGTTTTTACAATTTTATCAACAATCACAAAAGAATGAAGAAGTTGACTTTGGTCAAATGTGGGATACTTTTATGAAAGAGCAAATAGATCATGAATGATAACTTTTATGATATGAGTGCAAAGATGAAGGAACTCTTTCCTTCTAATCCAGAAGCAGATAAAAAAGCCCTTATGGCTATGGCTAATGCACCGCAACAAAGTGCGCCAGAAACAACAAATTATGTGCAAGAAAGTGTTAACGTAGATCAAGGCTCATTACAAATAGACAAAGACTACAGCATATCTGACTTTGCTAGATTAGCTGGTGTACGCATAGACGAAACACAAAAAACAGGGTCAGCAGGCCAACTTAAAGGCAAAGATAAATTTACTAAAAGTAGCATACCTGGTGGTAACGAATCACCACACCCTGCTAGAGATCAATTAGTAGGTGAATCAGAAGAAGATCGTATTACAGCATTAGAGCGCAGAATAGAAGCACTTGAATCAATGCTTAGTGAACGTGAACTTACAAATCCCGAAACAAAAGAAAAAGAACGTATTGTAAAAGGTATGAAGAAGAAAAAGAGCGATTTCAAAGATCGCTACGGTGATGATGCAAAAGCAGTTATGTATGCTACAGCAACTAAAACCGCCAAAAAGAACGAATCTATCAAAGATATGCTTCTTAAAATGCTTGACGAAAAAAAGCAAAAATAATACTTGACATCTAACTAAAAATAACGTATAATATACTTAACATACAAGGAGTATATTATGAGTGATCGTACCTACGGGGTAGAAGAAAAAGCAAAACTAGAACGTCTTGTTAATGAAGGTGTTACAGTATTACAAGAGATTGAAGATCTTAACGCAGGTTTAAAAGATACTGTTAAGGCAGTAGCAGAAGAACTTGACATTAAACCATCAATGATTAATAAAGCAATTAAGATTGCACAAAAAGGTGATTGGGACCGTGTTGCAGACGAATTTGACGACTTAGAAACATTAGTTGTTACAGTTGGTAAAGACAAGTGATCAGAATCAGCCAAGTAAAGTCATTCTTTAAAGAAAGTTATAAACTAAGTCCTGTTGCATTTTATTGTGAGATGGTTGAAGCAGTATTTTTAATATCTGCAAGTGCAATACTTAGTTTTACTATTCTTGATCCTGCTACAAAGTTGTTTGTACCTATGTACCTCATTGGTAGTGTACTAGGTATAATTAGTGCAGTTATTAGAAAAGCTGCATTTGTAATACTACTATGTAGCTGGTTCACAGCAATGAATTTATTCGCATTGATCCAGTTATTTTTAATGTAGTTATAAGTACTAGTAACGCCAATGGCAATTGCCGGGCAAGAATTAAGGTTAAGTTGGCCACAAGCAACGGAGAATGAATGTTTAAAAAAGAAAAGAAAGTCAAATTGACTTTTCATACCCATCAGACACAACAACTGATAGATATGTTTCCCCCAAAACTAGCAGGACAATCAGCTCCAGACTGGTTTAAAACTTTAACAGTTTCAAAAGATAGATTATTTCCAAATATGAATAGTTGCCCAGGCATGGTAGACTTGTTTAAGAATACTATAAACATTCCGTTATGGCAAGACATTCGTATCAAATATGACAATGGTAGTATTACTGATGTAGATGTTCCTGGTGTACCTAAAGGTGAAGAAATACATTTTGTGCAACAGCACATGCCAGTGCAATGGAACCAAGCATTTAAAGGTTATACACATGTAAAACTTATGAGTCCTTGGTTAGTAACAGCAGAAGGCCCATATCGTGATACTCCGTTTTTAATGCATAATCCTAGTTGGCACAATACTACCCAATTAGGACAATTTAATTTACTACCAGGCGAATTAAATTTTGCATATCAATCAGCAACGGCTGTTAATATGTTTTTACAACCAAGTCTTGGCCCGAGTGAACTAACATTAGAAGCAGGAAGTATAATTGCGTACTTGACTCCATTGCAACATGATGTTAAAATAGAATTAGAAGTTAAATGGGTTACTGAAGAAGAATGGCGAAGACTATTAAAACATCAATTTACTTTTGACGGCTTTTATAGAAAAACAAAAAAATGGTTAACTAGGGGTAAAACATGAGTTATGTAGATGCACATTTTGACAGAGACAGTGATATTATTCGAGTTGTTGAACGAAAAGATGGAAAAAGAGATTACAGAGAATACCAAGCAAAATATACTTTTTATTATGAAGACCAACGAGGCAAATACAAAAGTGTTTATGGAGATCCACTAACACGTATTGTTTGCAAAAGCACAAAAGACTTCCGTAAGGAAGTTGCTATTAACAGAGATAAAAAACTTTTTGAAAGCGATATTAATCCTATCTTTCAGTGTTTAAGTGAAAACTATCTTAACCAAGATGCACCTAAGCTAAACATTGCGTTTTTTGACATCGAGACTGACTTTGATCCAGAGCGAGGCTTTGCTGATCCAAGTGATCCGTTTATGCCTATTACAAGTATAAGTGTGTACTTACAATGGATGGAAACTATGGTGTGTATTGCTGTTCCTCCTAAGACACTTACTATGGAACAAGCTCGGAAAGAAGTTGAAGGCATTGAAAATGTAATGCTAGTTGAAAAAGAAAGCGAAATGATTGATACTTTCTTAACACTAATTGAAGATGCTGATATTTTATCAGGTTGGAATAGTGAAGGTTATGATATTCCTTACACAGTTAATAGAACTAGTCGTGTACTAAGCAAAGACGATACACGTAGGTTCTGCTTATGGGGACAACTTCCTAAGAAGCGTGAATATGAAAAGTTTGGTAAAACAGCACAAACCTTTGACCTCATAGGCAGGGTGCATTTGGATAGTTTGAACTTGTATCGTAAGTATACTTATGAGGAGCGACACACATATCGACTAGATGCTATTGGTGAAATTGAAGTTGGTGAAAATAAAGTTCCATATGAAGGTACGTTGGATCAACTATACAACAATGACTTCCGAAAGTTTATTGAATATAACATTCAAGATACCGCACTACTTGACAAGTTAGATAAGAAGCTTCGCTTTATTGATCTAAGCAACGAACTAGCACACGCTAATACTGTTATGCTACAGACTACAATGGGTGCTGTAGCAGTTACAGAACAAGCGATTGTTAACGAGGCGTGGAATAGAGGATTACAAGTACCTAATCGTAAGAAATATGACGACGAAGCAACACAGGCCGCTGGAGCGTATGTTGCATTTCCAAAGAAAGGCTTGCATAAATGGATTGGTTCAATGGATTTAAATTCACTGTATCCAAGTGTGATTCGTGCATTAAATATGGCTCCAGAAACTATTATAGGACAAATACGTCCTGAAATAAGCGATAGTCGTGTGCATGAAGATATGACACTTAAAAAGAAAAGTTTCGCAGGTAGTTGGGAAGGACGTTTTAGTACTGAAGAATACGAAGCAGTTATGGAGCAAAAACGAGATACTTCATTAACAATTGATTGGGAATCAGGCGGTAGTGATGTACTATCAGGTGCTGAACTTTACAAAGTAATCTTTGACAGCAATCAACCGTGGATGCTTAGTGCAAACGGTACTATCTTTACTACAGAGTTTGAAGGAGTTATTCCAGGTATCCTAAAGCGTTGGTACAGTGAACGTAAAGAATTGCAAGCACATCTCAAGAAAGCTAAAGACGCAGGCAATGCTGTTGAAACCGAGTATTGGGATAAGCGACAGTTGGTTAAGAAGATTAACTTGAACAGTTTATACGGTGCTATTCTTAATCCTGGTTGTAGATTCTTTGATAAGCGTATTGGACAGAGTACTACACTTACAGGACGTACAATTGTTAAGCACATGAGCGCCGAAGTTAACAAGACTATTACAGG